CAGTTGTAAATGATAATGCTCCAGAACCATTAGTCTGTAACATCTGACCATTTGTACCATCTGCTCCAGGTAATGTGAAAGTTACGTTACTGCTGACAGAAGAAGGTGATTTTAAGGCAACAAAAGGAGCACCACTAGAATCTTGAAATCTTATAGGTAAGCCATTACTCATATCTAGTCCAGCGTCACTAATCTCTACTCTTTCAACACCAGCAGTAGCAAATCCCATAGTATTAGCTCCTACTCTAAATATTCCTGTATCGGTATCACCATCAAAAGCTATAGCTGGTGCGGAAGCTCCTGCACTGTCATCAGCTAATATTGCTCCTGTCATCGTACCACCTGCTCTTGGCAGTAATCCTAAATTGGCGGAATCAACAGATCCTACGGTAACAAAAGCATTATTGGCTGCATTTCTTATTTTTAAATTATTGCTATCTGCCGTATCAACATAAGGCATAAAAGCTGCTGTATTACTTGGATCAGAACCACCACTATTAAGAGTTTTTATTGCATCGAATACCGCATTAAGGTCACTTCTTACAGAAGCACCTGACGCATTAGCTATATTGTAATCCGATACCTGACTCATTTAGAGAATACTTTTCTCCATATTACACCCCTTTACCATATCCTACAGCTTGAAATGTGAAAGTCCTATTTACAAAAGTTTCATTACCTGATGTATCTCTGTTTTTTATAGATACTGTAAATCCTGTACCAGAAACATTAGTTACAGTAAAGAAATCTCCACCTTGAGCATTTTGAATAGTTACTCCAATAGAAGGTAAGAAAGCATTTGCCCCTCCTAAAGATGAAGTGCCGACAAAAAATGGAGTTCCAAAAGTAACTGCTTTCGCTGACGTTCCAGAAGATTGTGGTGCGGTAGATGTAGTTCCTCCTGTCTGATAATTTTGTTCTGTTCTTGATTGAAATTCTGCTGTAAATCCTGCCTGTTGCACGTTCATGTTTTGAGCAGTATTTGTGGTTTCTAAAACTAATTTAAATTTAAATCTACGACCTTTAAATGTACCATTAGCAAAGTTATTGAACGATCCAAAACTACCTGATGCTGTTTGAGATGTTGCTACCTGTATCTGACAGTTTGCTTC